CTTTGATTAATTGCGACAACGCGCCCGCCGAGGTTTGTTTTAGCCCAACTATTATCCGCAACTTCAATGATGTCGCCCGGCAAGTGGTGTAATCCCTCGCGCCCAACGGTAAATGTAATGGTGCATTGCTCTAATTTAGATGTGACAAGCACCCATTTCCCATAGCGGCGCGCCTGGCCGCGTGATGTACAGGCAAACGCAGTGATTTTTTTAACGTTGTAGCCGTAACGAGCCACCATCTCATCATCAACAACATACTCAATAGCTTTTTGATACATGTTGTTTTTGTCGGCATACTCTACCTCAACGGCGGTGTAAATAGATTTCAGCGGGACATATTGACGAGCAAATTTACCGTCGATTACGTTTGCTTGAGAGTATGTGCAGACTGGGTCTGTCGGGCGGTCTTGGATCGCTAACATCTGCATTCCGTTCCAGGCCACGATCGCGCGGAAAACGGATGACATATCGTTTAATACTTCATACGCCGAGCGCTGTTCCGTGATCCAAATACCCGCCGTCATGCGTGGTTCTTTTCCGCCGTAACCGTCCGGCACGAGCTCGTCACAATACTGCGCAATTTGATAAAGCTGGAATTTATTAAGCCCGTACTCGCTGATTCTTTTACCGATCCCTACATCGGGATTGGTTGCTAAATCGTAAAAAATCCAAGCTGGGTTTTCCGTCCATGCTTTTTTAAAATCCCCTCGCCAAATGCCCGGCGCATAAGTGCGTGTTTCAGGATCGTAAGTGGACGGCACGCTGATAATACGGCCATCCAGAAGCGAATTTACATTTGGGAAATTAGGGGTGTGTCGTGAGTCGGTTTTAATGCCGATCATTGCAATGTTTGGATATGACAGTTTTGCGTCGATAATCTCCGTGTAACTACTCCAAACGATAGCATTTTGTAAGCGTTGGCTTTTTGAGTCCGCTGTAACCCGTCTAACGGTGACATTAAACGGCTTAGGGGGTAACTCATCGATAATGTAACTGCGGTAAAAACGGGAGGATGATTTGCCGTTGATGGAGTAACTTTTGTAAAGATTACCGTTTATTAAAATTTCAAACTCTACAGACGCTCCGTTTGTGTCACCTTGATCATTTTGGCTAAATAATGCATTAACACCAATTGTCACACGTAATCGATCAACATCAGGATCGATAATTGAGCGAGTTATCGGACGTTCTTTTTTTACTTCAATACCAATAGGCACTTCACGCTGGCTGCTATCAAACCCGGTCATTGGTAACTGATCTTGAGTTCCTAGCGTGTACTGGATTTCCATGTTTGTAAAATTAAAACTATCTACGTCATTATCATCCTTACCGCTCGCGTTTTGGATTGGTGTATTGTCTAAATAAGTTGATTTCCACTTATTCACCGGCCCCTTGATTGGTCCGAGTGATATAATTCCAATTGCGCTTAATCGCTGTGATGATAGCAAAGAATCCGGCGCTTCTACCGGAGTATGTCCGCCGCCGCCACCTTTTTTACCGCCCATATTTACCCCAATAAAAAAACCGCACATAAAAGTGCGGTCTGTTAATTACGTTTTAATTTTCTTCTTTTGCCAGTCCCACCAGTTTGCGTGTTATCGGACTCAGGTGCATCGTCGTACGCTTCGGCGCCTTGCGATACTAAAACAAGACTTGTCATCATACGCCCGTAAAGTAACGGTATAGGTCGCCCTTGTGGGGTTAGATTTTTAAGATTACTAAATGAGGTACTTTGATTTTTCTCGCCCTCTTTTATTTTCTGATCGCCCATACTTGGCGTAGGTGTCAAAAGCGATATTGCACCACTAACGATTAGTGATGCACCAACGGTGAATGCCATTGTGGCACCTGCAAAACCCTGCGCCCCCAAATAAGACCAACCGGCAGCACCACCAGCATACCAAGACGCAGCAATCAGTACTACACCAACTATTATTTGACCAATACCAACGCCTTTCCCCGCCCCAGCAATAACCGGGGTAAAATGGATAGTACAATCAGACTTAAAGTCAATGTCGGCTTTTACTTGATTTTCATTCAAGTAAGTATTTTTACCGATCCTTACTTTGTAGCAGCCTTTTTTTAGATATTCGCGCAATCCTTTAATTTGTGTCAAAAGCCCGCTCATTAGCTCGGAAAAGGTATCAACATCAAGCTCTACCGGCTCACGCACAAATCGTTTAAGATCGCCGTAAAATTTAACTTGTACCATTCTTTATGTCTCCAAACGGAATGAGTGTTGTTAAGCCAAAACCCGTCATACGGCACGCGCGCAGACAGCCGATCTTGGCTGTGATGTATCATCATTTGATTGCCCAAATAAACCCCGGCATGATTAGCCACTTTACTTCCGACTTGGATTAAGACAACATCACCGATCTGTATATCTGCTTTATGCATCACCCTGTAAAAACCACACCGTAATAACCCATCTTCATAAAGATTCTCTGTTTCAAACCACTCAAACGGATACTTTGAGTTGTCCGGCAGTTCAATCCCTGCAAGCATATAACTGTCTAATACGATATTCCGGCAGTCTTGTTTGTTGTTTTCAAACTGCCGCCCGATTAATGGCGGGATATTGCGAAAACACTTAATGTCACCGTCAACCACAAGCCAAAAATCCAAACCTAATCGCACTTGGCAGGCGCGATCTGATGCAGATAAATAAGGCAATCCGCGCATATAGTCGCTGTCTGGGTGGGAGTGCACCAACGCAACAATCTCGCCTTGCTCTTCGGCTCTGATAAATTCTTCTGGTGCAATTTCGAAAAAATTTACCGGATCGGAAGCAACATTAGTACACGGGTAATAATACAAATCCCCACGCACAGATAAAACAAACCCGCAAGATTCCTGCGGGTGACATCTCGTGGCATGGGCTAATATTGCCTGTTTCAACTCAAAATCAATCATATTAATTACCAAATTGTGTTGTGCTCGGGAAACCACCGAACGGCAATACCGCATTTTTTCCCCAGCGTAATTTACACCCGCGCAAACAGTGTGAGCATTTATCTTTTTTAGGATCTGTGGTCGGCTTGTCGTATTCGTCCGCCACCGGTCCTCCCGTGTAACCGCACTGAGAAGATCTGTATTGCCAAATACAAGTATCAGATGTAATCATCAATAGAGGAATTCGTGCGCCGTCAGTCTCAATCGGCAATGCCAGCTCGAATGTTGCCGTAACATCATCAAGAGATTTTAACTGTTCGATAACATACAAACTCACCGCTTCCTGCATCGGGTCGGCGTTTGGGTTTCCGTCGGCAAAATTTACCGCATCTAAAAACTTGGCGTAAACTTGGCGCCGTACGACTTTACCGCCGATACCTTGCCCAAAATCCGCAACAATACCCGTTACCAACCCATAAAGATTGGATAGCGTTAGTGTAGGACGATTACTTGGCCCACTGCTTGATAACTCAAAGCCCTCAGCATTTATTGGGTATGCGGCGTATTCATTGCCTTGCCAGACAAGGTTTTTACCGCCCTGCGTTAATCCGTTGTGAAAACGGTATATTTCGCCTTTTTTATCGGGCGAGCTATTAGATGGGATTTTACTTAAATCAATTTCCCATAATTCAATCAGTGCGCCTTGCTCGAGTTTGGATAATTCCGACAACATTTTATTCGGGGTATCTTTTGGCATTACATCACCTCTTCAAAAGTGCAGCTAATTTCGGTGTATTTTTTATCTACAGTTTTAGACCATTTAGGACAAACCGCCTTGATTAATGCACCGCCCTCATACTCTTTAAATAAAAACGGAGTTACCCCGCTATGCTCCATAAAAAAGCGGTCTAATTCGACCGCACTTTTATGATTTAGCTTGTACGTCAGGCTAAATTTACGCAATAGCGGATTTAGCCCGTCAACCATTCGCTGTTCGTAGCCGTCGCCAAATTTATTTACTTTTCGGCGAGGTTCGCTTTCCACGGTGTATCCGGGTTTCGGACAAAAATTAATTGTTCTTAACGCCACAATTTACCCCTAGTTCAAAAGGCCGCCATCGCGCCCACGTTGTTTTCGCATTACTTCCAGCACTTTTACCGTGATTGCGTCGGATAACGCCTTACTTTGCGCAATCTGCTGCTCTACCGTAACATCCTCTTTACCATCTTTAGCAATATTGATTGTGATGCTGATCTCATTGTGATCACCCTCACCACCATTGCCGCTAATTCCTGGATAACTCGGCGAACCACCACCGCCCACGCGCCCACCACTAGCAAAGCGCGGTAATCGTCGCTGATTAAGCGCATTCATAAATGCCACCCCGTAGTGATCCACGGTACGGGATGTCATTACAAATTCGTTATTGGATAACCAGGCGGGGATTGAGTCGCTTGTTCCGGTTCCTGG